CCCGCGCGTGTTTTTCCACAAAATGAAACGGCCTTTAGATATGGCTAGACCACGAAAACCGACCGCCTTGAAAATCCTTCACGGCGATTTTGACAAAAACCCGCAGCGGAAAAATCATCAAGAGCCGCAGCCCTCGACTGATTGCCCATCATGTCCGGATCAGCTCGGGGTTGTTGGCCGGAATGAATGGAAACGAATTTGTTCTGAACTGGAGATGCTCGGTGTGATCTCCCTAGCAGAGCGGCCTGCAATTCTTCGCTACTGCCACGCCTATCAACAGCATCACGATTTTGAACGACAGGTGAAGAAGGATGGACGCTGGCAGATCAACGTTAAGACAGGGGCAATTACGGAACATCCCGCGAGCAAAGCAGCTAGGGATCTTGCAAACCAGATGATCAAGTTGCTGTCGGCGTTTGGAATGACCCCGACATCGAGAACGCGGCTGGCAGTTAAGGAGAAATTGGAAGTTGACCCAGACGAAAAGCTCTTCTTCGGATGAGTTCTATTTCGACGACAATGAAGCGTTCAAGGTTAGCCGGTTTTTCAGCCAAATGCTCACTCATCCGAAAGGAGGGAGCGGAAAGCCAAAGCCGTTCATCCTTGAGCCTTGGCAGGAAGAGTACGTCAAGAACTTGCTGTCGTGGAAACATAAGTCAACAGGATTGCGGAAGTATCGAACGACCTATTTGGAGATTCCCCGAAAAAACGGAAAGACGACGCTGGCGGCAGGCATTCTGCTTTACATGCTTTTGGTTGACAAGGAGAACGGAAAGGAGGTTTATTCAGCAGCGACGACACGAGATCAGGCAGGACTGGTTTATGAAATCGCGGCTGGCATGGTGTCGAATAGCCCGATGCTCAAAAGCCGTTGTGAGTTGATCAAGTCAAAAAAGCGAATCGTCACTGCTGACGGTTACTTTCAGGCATGCTCGGCCGAAGCTGGGGCGATTCATGGAACAAACCCGCATTGTGTAGTTTTCGACGAGTTGCATTTGCAAAAAGATCGAGAGATGTGGGAGGCGTTTCATACTGGATTTGGGGCAAGAACGCAGCCGGTATTCATGGCGATAACAACAGCAGGGCACGATAGGTCGAGCGTTTGCTGGGAGCAGCACGAGTACAGCAGAAACATTATTGATGGAAACATTCAGGACGATAGTTTCTACCCGTTGCTCTTTGGGGCGGGTCAAGAAGACGACTGGAAATCAGAAGAGACATGGGCAAAAGCAAACCCATGCTTGGACGTGTCATTGAATCGAGAGTATTTGCGAGCAGAGTGTAAGCAAGCACAGGAAATACCGGGGCTTGAAAACTCGTTTCGACGCCTTCATTTGAATCAGTGGACAGAGCAGGAAAGCAGGCTGATTCCGATGAATGAATGGGACAAGTGTGCCGCGTCAATTGAGATAGCAGATTTCGACGGAGGGGTGTGTTTCGGCGGGCTGGACCTTTCCTCCACTCGCGACGTTACGGCATTCGTGCTGCTGTTCCCAAAGGCTGATGGCGTTAATGTCTTTCCCTACTTTTGGATTCCAGAAGACAACATAAACAGAAGAGCCGCGCAAGATCAGCGGGTGATTCGGTCGTTTGCAGATGCAGGGTTTGTCGAAGTCACAGAAGGAAACGAAGTCGACGTGATGCACGTTGCAAAACGGATCACAGAAATCTGTGCCCCATTCGACGTTCGCCGTATAGGCTTTGATCCGTGGAACGCCGCAGGCCCAACGCAGCGAATGAAAGAACTTGGAATCCCTGAAGATGTTTTAATTAAGATGGTTCAAGGCACATCAACATACAACGAAGCAATCAAACAGATGCTTTCAATGCTTGGCTCGCAAAGACTGAAGCACGATGGCAATAAGGTGTTGCGATGGATGGCGTCGAATGCTGCAGGATTAGCAGACTCAAACGGCAATCTCAAGTTTCACAAAGGCAAGTCAGGTGATAAAATTGACGGGATGACAGCACTGGGAATGGCCTTGGCTCTTTACATTAACGAAAATCCAGAGGGTTCCGCCTATAAGCAAACAGGCTCGGGCGTCATTTTGTTCTGAGGTGACTATGGAATACGGTGTCAGTCAATACGTTGTGAACGCTGTTCCTGTCGGCCGGAACGAAGAGCACCTGTGGAATCCCATGCCTATGTCTGGGAGCCTGCAATCATCTGCAGGCGTGCAAATCAACCAGAGAACCGTTCTCGGCTATCCGCCGCTCTGGCGTGCCATCAACCTGATTAGCTCGAGCGTTGCGGGGTTGCCTTGTGACTGCTTTCGTCGCCAAAAGAACGGCGGCAAAAAAGTTGCGATGAACCATCCGGCCCAATACCTGATGGAAAAAAAACCCAACCGCTGGGTGAGCGCCTACACGTTTCGGCGGGCAATGACGGCAATCGCGGCATTGCATGGAAATTCCTACGCAGCAATCGACCGTGTCAACGGAAAGCCGGTAGGGCTAATCATGTGGGACGCTCAGCAGACCATGATCAAACTGGACAACGGCAATCTGTGGTATGTCACGTACATCAACGGCAAGCCGGTCAGGGTTCCAGCGGAAGACATGATTCACATCAGGGGGTTCGGCGGTGACGGAATTACAGGCTGGCCAATACTGGACCTGATGAAGGATGCTCTTGGCGTCGGCATGGCGGCACAGCAGTACGGCGGACGGTATTTCTCTCAAGGTTCTTCAATGAGCGGGCTTCTGATGGTCCCCGGCTCATTTAATGAAGAAAAGATTCGCAACACGTTGCAGGCGTGGAACAGCATGCAGCAGGGGCTTACGAATTCGCACAAGGTTGCCTTGCTTCAGGATGGCGTGAAGTTCCAGCAATTGACGATTCCAAACGATGCCGCTCAGTTCCTGCAAACGCGGGAATACGAAGTCAGATCGACAGTCAGCAATATCACAGGCGTGCCTCCTCACATGCTCGGAGACTCAACGCGGACAAGCCACAACAGCTTGGAAGCAGAAGGGCAAAGCTACCTTGACTACACGCTCCAGCCGTGGCTACAGACGTGGGAAGCGGAGTTTGAAGATAAACTGCTGACAGACAAGGAAAAGGAAAGCGATTCGCACATCATCGAGTTTAACCGCGAAGCGTTGATTCAGATGACGTTCGAATCGAAGGTCAACGGCATTTATCGACAGATAGAATCGGGCGTGATGACGCGCAACGAAGGTCGGGCACGTCTTAACATGCCATCGACAGGACCGGACGGCGATAAGTTTTTTCATCCTGCGAACTGGGTGGTTTCAGGCGAAGAGGCAGAGTACCAGGGCGGACCAAAGCCAATGAAAGAAGAGCCAGAAAAGGAAGACAGCGGCACGGAAAACATTCTTCGTGCCATGATCACCAGCTCCGTCACGCAAGCCATCAAAATCGAGCGTGACAGAGTCGTGCAGCGTGCCGGAATGCAGGCCGCAAAGTTTATTTCTGCGGTGGATGAGTTTTACACGACATGGACTGACTCAACGCTGCCGGCACTCGAGCAATCAGAGGCACGATTAGCGATTATTTCTCACGCCGAGCATTCAAAGAAGCTCTTGGCTGACGCTCATTCCGTGAGTACGACAACAAGCCTGAAAGCAAACGTTGCAGACGTGGTCGCATCGTGGGATTCTCGTGCTGATCAACTTGTCGAAAATCTGATGAAAGTGGTGCAAAAATGAGATCAAAAATCACTCTTTCTTTGCCAAAAAGCATCGAAAACGCAGTAAAAGACGAGAATTTTCGCGTGTTTTACAACAATACGGCGGAAGAGTTGGAACTGTTTCTGTACGGCGTTGTTGGTGACGAATACACCGAGTCCGACGCGGGATCAATTGCCAAGGTACTGTCATCAAATCGCAACAAGCCGGTTACGATGCGAATCAACTCATTTGGCGGGCTTGCCTATGATGGGCTGGCGATTCATAACGCCATTGCAGACCACAAAGGCCCAACAACGGCAATCATTGAAAGCGTTGCAGCATCGGCGGCAAGTCTTGCGGCGATTGGTGCTGACTCGGTGAAGATGTACAGCAACGCGACATACCACATCCACGAAGGGATCGGGTTTGCGTACGGGCACATTGCGGAAATCAAGGAAACGATTGACTGGTTGGAAAACTTTAACGAGGCGGCCGTCAAAACCTACGCAGCAAAGACCGGCAAAACAGAAAAGGTGATGGCGTCTGCATTGCTTGGAGCCAATGGCGATGGAACAAAGTACAACGCCCAGCAGGCTCTTGATATGGGGTTTATTGATGAGATTATTGAGGCGGGTAGCGGCAAAAAACCAAAGCCGAAGAACGACACAGCAAAGCTTCAGAGCATGCTAAACTATCGAATTGCAAAATCAGCGTTGACAAATCGGCAATAAGCTGTTTAGAGTTCCCTCGTAAGTCGCGAAGTCTCAAGTGAGATGGACGCGGCAACTGCGATCTGTGTGATAAGTTTCACGCCAGTCGTTTAGCAGATTTTCTTCATCGAAAACCTGCCAGGCGATTGGCGTTTTGCGTTGATCCCTGGCGAATCAGGAATCAACAATGAACAAACTCAAAGAACTGCAGGCAAAGCGACAATCCCTGCTGGATGACGCTCAAAAGATCATCGACGCGGCTGGCGATCAAATGATGTCCGACGAAGATGCCGCCAAGGTCAAGGCATCAATGGACGAAGCCGACACGGTTGGCAACGAGATCGACGCTTTGGCGAAGAAAGCCACAGAGCAGTCTGAAATGCGAAACAAACTGCAGGCTGCCAAGAACAAGCCCGACAATCCGACAATCCGAGCCATGTTCGACAATTTCGGCGGCTCGCTTGCTCCAGCATTGCCGCACGTTGGCAACGGCGTAGACTTCAAACTGCCTCGCAACGTTCGTCCGCATCGCGTCCAGAACTTCACCCAAGGCGAAGACGGAACGACGCCAGAAGTCAAAGCATTCCGCTTTGGCGTGTGGGCTATGAGCCTGCTTGGTAATTGTCTGCCGCAGTACAAGGGCGTCACGGCTCAGGCAGAACGTTACGTGCAAGAGTTGGGCATTCTTAATGCGGCTCACGGCGAAGGTGGATCGGATGCTACTGGTTCGCATGTGTTCGTCCCAACCGAATTTGGCACAGACCTGATTCTGCTCCGCGAACAGTTTGGAACAGCCCGCCGGTTGCTGAGTGTCGTGCCGATGTCTTCCGATAAGAAGACAGAGCCACGACAGTTGAGCGGATTGACGGCGTACTTCGTCGGAGAAAACGCTGCCGGAACCGAGTCGAGCATGTCTCACGACAATATCACTCTGGTCGCGAAAGACTTGATGACGCTGGCCCGAATCAGCCGTCAACTGGACATGGACAGCGTGATCTCTTGGGCCGACAAGCTCGTGCGAGAAATCGCATACAGCTTCGCCAGCAAAGAAGATGACTGTGCTTTCAACGGCACAGGAACATCAACCTACGGCGGTATCAGCGGCATCCGAACGAAGCTTGACACGCTGACGGCAGGCACGGCTCCGGGGCTGATTTCCGGTGCGGGCAACTTGTGGTCAGAACTAACGCTGGCAAACTTCGAAAGCGTTGTTGGTTCGCTTCCGCAGTACGCCGACACGCCGTCGACAAAGTGGGTTTGCCACAAGACGTTCTATTACACCGTTATGGTTCGCCTGGCACTTGCGGCCGGAGGAACTACAGCAACGGAAACCGTCAACGGCCGACGTATGCCGATGTTTCTCGGCTACCCTGTTGAGATCTGCCAGAAGTACCCGTCGACCGAGGCGAACAGCCAGATCCCAGTTACTTTCGGGGATCACTCAATGGGTGCAATGTTTGGCGACCGTCAGCGAGACGAGATCGCATTCAGCGATCAGGCAACGATCGGCGGCGAAAGCATGTTCGAGCGAAACCAGATCGGGGTACGCGGAACAGAACGTTTCGACGTTGTTGTGCATGACTTCGGCAGCAACACAGAAGCAGGCCCGATTGTTGGCCTCGAGACCGCTGGCAGCTAATCAGTTGACGGCATGACCGCAGGCGGTTCGCCGTGAATCGCCTGCCTCTCTGAATTCAATCTCTGCGGAGACCTCGATAATGATAAAAGAACGATTGGTGAACGATTCGCTGTTAATTGCTCCAAAGGCACAAACGAGCAGCGCAACGACAACGGCAAACCTTGACACTCAGGGTGCAGGCTACGCAACTATTCGCGTTGCGTTTGCGTCCGAACTCAACACAAACGCGGTCGGCCCGACGCTGGTGCTGAGCCAGTCAGACGACACGGTTGTGACAAACTTCGCAACGATCGACACGCAGACCGCCGTCGACCTGACAGCAGCCCGTGAGATGCACTACGGCATCGACCTGCGTGGCAAAAAGCGATACCTGCGACTGGCGGTCACGACGGCCACCGCGACGAACGATAACGTCACGTTCTCAGCCATTGCGACGCTGAGTGATCTGAATGATGCACCGAACGGAACCACAAGCGTGGCTGATACGGCGGTGTTCGCGTAATGTCGCAAACAGGTTCAATCAATTACGAGGCCCATGTGCCGTGGTTACGCGGCAAGGGGCACAACGTTTACACGCAATTCGGTGAAGACGGTTTGATTGCGGCCTGTTTGCTGAAGATAGGAGAAACCAACCGTCACTGCTTTGAAATCGGAGCGGCTGACGGTCGGTTCTTCTCCAACACGTTGAGGCTTCGAGAGGAAGGCTGGAAGGCTGTTCTGATTGAAGGAGATGACCGGCAATTCGAGAAGCTAAAGGCCGATTTCGATGCTCAGTCAACTTGCATCCATGCTTTTTGCTCTGATCTCGATCGCGTGCTTCTGGAAACATTTATCGACGAGACGCCAGATCTTGGGATCATCGATATCGACGGGCAGGATTATTGGATGTGGCACAATCTGGTCGCATTTAGGCCGCGAATCCTGCTTGTCGAAATCAGCACTCAGGGACCGTCAATGCCAGTGCCGCAACGGGGTGAACCATATCCCGCACAGGCAGGGCTGAAGCAAATAAAGGGACTGGGAGAGTTTAAAGGATACACGCTTGTGGCGACAACGTTTTGCAACGCACTCTTTATTGAAAACACATGCTTAAACTAAACATCGGAGCAGGATCGACAGTTATTCAGGGATTCACGCCAATCGACCGCAAACTAGGGTCAGAGGCGTATCCGCTCAGCTATCCAGACAACTCGGTTGATGAAATTCGGGCGAGCCACATTCTTGAACACTTCAGCTTTGCCGATGCTCAGGCGGCGTTGAAAGATTGGACTCGAGTTTTGAAGCCCGGCGGAAAAATTCGGCTTGCGGTTCCAGACCTCGACGCAGCGTCGAAGGCCGATCCAGATGAATGGCCGTTTATTGTGATGGGCGGCCAAACGGACGAAGACAACATTCACCGATCGGCGTGGAATGAAACCCGACTTCGGGCACACATGGAGCATTTCGGACTAGAAAACGTTCGACGTTGGGAATCACCGAACACAGACACGGCGGCACATCCGTGCTCGTTAAATCTCGAGGGATTCAAAAAGGCCGTAGAGAAAAAGGCGGACGGCGTGACTGTCAAGGTCGGGGCATACCTAACACTGCCACGATACGAAGCGGTGGCGGCCCGCACGATTATTCAGGAGGCACTAAAACCGCACAGGCTGGACCTTACGACAACGCAGGGCGTTTTTTGGGGCCAGTGCATGCAGCGAATGTTTCAGGATGCTGTTGATAAGGGGCTGGACTGGATTCTGTCGCTGGATTCGGATTCGCTGTTTACGGCCGATCACGTCAAACGACTAATGTCAATCATGGCAAGTAATCCGCATATCGACGCGCTAGCGGCTTTACAGTGTCGACGCGGCGGAAAGTATCCGCTGATGACGACGGGATCGGGTATCAATGACGAGCACGTCGAAGTGGATGGCAAGCCGATCAAGGTGACTACTGCCCACTTTGGCCTGACGCTCATTCGTGTCGATTCGCTGAAGCATGTGGAAAAACCGTGGTTCGTTGGACAGCCGGACGCAGAGGGAAATTGGAGTGATGATAGGCTGGATGATGACATCTGGTTTTGGCATCAATGGCGAAAAGCAGGCAAGACGATTTACGTGGCTCCATCAGTTTCGATCGGGCATCTCGAGGAAACGGTTGCGATGTTCGATGAGAACCTGCAAGCGAAGCACATTTATGTGCACGAATGGCGAAAGGAAAACGGGCTGTGATTGTTTTACTGAAGCCGTGGAATCAGTTTCCAGTGGGTTATGTTTGGACTGGCATTGGGCGCGGGCCAGCAACAGAACTGGTCAGGCGTGGAATTGCTCGCTGGGCACAAGAGTTTGAAAACGAGGACGCAAAGAAATGTCAAAGCCAAGTCCAACCTTCAAAGTCACGAGCCAACCAACAACGGAACCGCTCACGATCGACGACCTGAAGAATCGATTGCGGGTAACGACATGCGACTTTGACAGCGAACTGCAAGACCTGCTGAAAGCGGCACGAATTGCGGTCGAGGATCAAAGCTATCGGAAGTTGATCACCCAGACAGTTGAAATGCACATCGAGGACTTTCCCGGAACGTTTGGCGACATCGCTATCAGGCTGGCTCCAGTGTCGGCAATCACTCACATCAAATACTACGACCAGGACGACACGCTGCAGACGGTTTCAACGGACGACTATTACGCTAATCTGACGACGACACCACCGCAGATTGTGCTGAAGGAATCGAAGTCATGGCCGGTGACTAACCTGTATCGACCAAACAAGGTGGTGATCACCATGACGTGCGGATACGGAGCGGCATCAGCAGTGCCGGCGGCTGCGAAGCTTGCCATTGTCGAACACATCAAAGCGAATTTCCGGGGCTGCGAGGGATCAACAACAAAATACAAAAACCTGCTGTCAGAGATTCAGTGGACCTCGTTTCATGAGGTGTCAGCGTGAAATGCGACGGCCACGACTACGACAAGAAGTGCACGATTCAGCATCTGACGGGGCAATCCGTCGACGCTCACGGACAGGTTGAGCAAACAACGAATGCCAACTGGTCTGAATACTGCAAGCTGTGGTGCTCGTGTGTTTCAAAGGGCGGTCGGGAGTTTTGGAAGGTTCAGCAAGTCAATGCGGATGTGTCGCACGTTTGGAAGGCGATGTGGTCAAAAACAGCGGCGAACATTACGCCATTCATGCGGCTGATATTTGAGGGCAACACGTACGAGATTCTGAGCGTGCAGGACATCGACATGGATCATTACGAGATCGAGATTCAGACGCGGAGAAAGGTTTGATGTCCTCAGAAGTGCTTGGCGTCGAGTTAGTAAAAAAGAAACTGAAAGCGTTAAGACTATCAGTGCAAAATAAACTCGAAAGGCAGGCAGTTTCGGCCGGGCTAAGAATGCTCGCAAAGGCTATTAAGTCTGAGGTTCCTTCAGCATGGAAGGAGGGGCGAAAGGCAATCGGGTTCAGTTTCATTAGAGGCAAAGGGAAGTTTGCAGGAACGACATTCGCGAAGGCTGGGGTCGGGGCAGGGCTAAAGAAAAAAGCGAGGGAGAAACGTGAATCATCAAAGGGGAGTCGCAACGGAAGAAAAGGCGTTGGCATTGGGGTGGCGAATTTCCATTGGTTCATTCTTGGAACTGAGGAGCGAGAGACTGGCTCAAGGCGAGTCGGCTCACATCGAAGCGGCGTAATTAACAGGCGAGTTTCGACAGGTAAAAAAGTTCGAAAGACTGGACAAATGAAGCCCAACCCGATTGTCACGCGAGGAGCATTGAAGGGGCACGCTGCCTCACTTGCGGCAATGGCAGAAAACCTCAGAGACGGAATCGAAAGAGAAGCAGCCAAGAAATGAAATCAGGACTCGTGTCACTACTAAGCTCAGAGGCTACGATCACAGCGATCAGTGGTACGCGAGTCTATATACAGCGAGCCCCGCAGAACGCAGCCTTTCCTCATATCATAATCACCCAGATGAGCAGTGATGAAAACGGAACGCTCGATGGTGGATCTGGCCAATTGAGGTTTTTGGACTTCGATATCGACTGCAAAGCAAAGTCATCTGTGACGGCTGAATCGCTGGGCAATGCAGTCAGAACATGTATCGACGATTACAGTGGAACGGCCGGCAGTTACACGATTGGGGCAGTGCTGCTCAATGATGAATCGGACGACTACGAGCCACCGCAAGACGGCTCGGATGTTGGCGTGTTCGTGGTCACTCTGGATCTCACGATCCATTACAACACTTAAAGGAGCCTGAAAAATGGCAAAGCTGAAAGTAAAAGGAACCGTCCTGTCGTTAGCATCTGGCACAACATATACGCCAGTGGCTCAGGTGCGATCTTTCGGTGTCGATGGTCTGGAAACAGAAACCTACGACAGCAGAACGCTGGATGGCACGGCCGGTGTCGAGTACGACCCAACTGGCTACGTTGAGGGCGGCTCAACAACCTTCGAGCTGCTGCATGATCCTGCTTTGGCGGGACATCAGGACATTCACGACTTAGTGACATCGGCCTGCTTAAATACCAACGGCACGGCAAACAAGACCAACTGGAAAATCGTTTTTGCCAATACCGCATCCACAGAGATGACGCTCGTTGCCGCTGGCGTCGGATTTTCGATCACTGGAGAGGCTTCGTCCGGATTGGCGGCATCCGTGACGCTCAAGCACAGTGGTTGCCCTGTCCTTCCTACCTGATGAGGTGTTGACGTGAAGTGCAAGACGACGCGAGACATCGACGCCGACGTGAACTGCTTTCCTGCGTATGTCACTGAGACTCCGGCAGGGAAGAAGATCATCGCATCCGGCACGTTAATCTGCCACGACGAATTTCCATTGGCAAACTGTGTGGCTTTAGTTCAAAACGGATTGGCAGATCCTGCGGACGACGAATGCAAGCTGGCGTGCAACCGCACGGCGTCAGAGATAGCCGCTGCCAAAGAGGCAATGAATAGACTCTTGAGCGGCAACGGGATTGCTCAAGACGAAGATGAAGACGAAGAGGAGAATGAAGAGTGACGAGAGTTGTAGCGACAGCAGATGAGTTTTTGACATCCCCGGCAATGGATCGGCAAAAAATTGATGTGCCGGTGCCTGAGTTGGGCGAAGGAAAGGTGATTCCGATTTGGGGAATGACTCCCAAGGAACGAACCGATTTCGATGATCGCATCTCGCGGATGAGCAAGGCGAAGAAAGAGCAGTACAAAAAAGAAGTCCGCGAAAGGCTTCTCGTTGAGTGCTGCAGAAATGACGACGGCGTTCAGTTGTTTACTCTTGATCAAATTGCACAGCTTGGCCAGAGGCGCGGTGACGTGGTTGAGCGACTGGTGAACGTCGCAATTAAGCTTTCAGGGTTTAGCGGGCAGGATATCGAGACGCTGGCAAAAAACTCCGAAGAAGCCCCCGAAGGCTGACAGCACTTCGGCTGGCTGAGCATGTTGCAAAGACGATTGACGTTGATGGGATGCTGTCAGCAATGTCCCATGACCAGTTCGATGAGTGGTGCGCAAAGGACACGGTTGAGCCGATCGGAAGCAATGGCACCAACGAGATCCTGATGAGGTTGGCAATGGTGGTCGCGATGGCATCCGGGCTGAAAGAAGCGAAGGTCAGTGATTTCGCAACGTGGATCAAAACTGTAGATGCTCCGGCTGATAGCAGCGTGGCAATCGCAGCACTCGAAGCAATCGGAGCGAGGCGGGTTTAATGGCAAACGCTGGGGACTTAGTTGTTAGGCTTGGGCTAAACTCCAACCCGCTAACGGAAGGGCTTGCGAAAGCGAGCACTGGCGTTAAGGGGTTCGCAGAGTCAGCAACTACCTGGCTGAATCCCGTGACGGCCGTGTTTACAAGCATGGCAGCAGCGGCTGCGGCGACAGGCCTCAGTATTTATGGCATTGCGCAGAGAATCGAAAGCCTTGCTGGCGTGGTCGACAAGGCAAACCAAACAGGGCTGTCTGCTGAGTTTATTCAGCAACTGGGATTCGCTGCGGATCAGTCAGGGGTATCGGTTGATGGCCTGCTCGGCGGCCTTGCAAAGATGACAATCGAACTGGGCAAGACTCAGTTAAACAGCGAGGAAACATCGAACAACTTAAAGCAGATCGGGCTTGAAGCATCATCGCTGGCAGACATGAAGCCGGAAGATCAATTTCTGGCAATAGCGGACGCAATCGCAAAGCTCCCGACTGCTGCGGAAAAAGCGGCAGCGACAGTCGCTATTTTTGGCCGGTCGACAAGTGAAATGATTCCGTTGCTCGGCGAAGGCGAAAAGGGCATTCGCTCACTCATGGAGGAAGCCAAGAACCTCAAGATCGGAATCAGCACAGAGGATCTGCAATCAATTGCAAAAGCCGACGATGCAATGGCGAGAATGAAATCGTCCCTGTCCTCAGTCGTCTCAAATATCGCGGTGAGTCTTGCTCCTGTCTTTGAGCAAATTAGCAACTCACTGACAGAGATTCTGCCGCAGATCGCAGAGATGGCTCGCAGCCTTAGCGGAGTGCTTGCTGAAGCAATGAAGACAGTCGGCGACATGGTCGATTCGGATGTCATTCCTAAGCTGAAAGAGTTTCTTACAGTCAGTGCGGATCTGCTGGCGAAGTGGTCAGCGATGCCAGAGAAATGGAAGTTCCTCGGGGAGATTATCGCCGCGGCAATTTCCCTTGCCGTCGAGACTATCAAGGCCGACTGGCGAGACATGCTTGATGACATGCTCAAGGCGACGGCTGAAAAAGCCAAGACGCTGATGGGTATGTTAAATCCAACGACATACACAAATTCAGTTTTGGATTATCTGTCTAGTGCAGAAAATGCAGACTATTCCGGGGGAGTCGGAGCTGGCGCAGAAAGCTCACAAGCGAAAGCAGAGAGACGATTCGAAAACCTGATGAGGCAACTAAATGGCGAGGCTCCGATTGCTGGGCCTGATCCGAAAAAAATGAGGCCGGACAGGCCACAGGAAACGCCTGATGAACTCGCAGCAAAATTACAGGCAGCAATGGCTGGTGGAGCTGCTCAGAACGGCAAAGACCCGAATGTGGCGGCAACGGAAAAGCAGACGAACAAGCTCGTTGATGCGTTGAAAAATTACGGATCTCCAAAGCTTAACATCGTTCCGGAGATTGGCCCATGACAGTAGTATTCAAAGAAGAAACTGGGCAAGGTCGATCTGCTTCCAACGAAAAAGGAATACGAAGATATTCACGAGCATTTCGGCTGGAAACAACATCGCAAGATGATGGCCCATACGCAGTAGGGAGCAACGGGAGCCTTCCAAAGATTGGAAGTATTCATCCTGAAGATGCTAACGCATGGTGTTTCAGCCTGCGGGTCGAGAACAGCAATCCGTGGAAGGGTTGGACGGTCACGGCGGAATACACAAGCGAGCGAGAAATTACGGAAGATCCGACCGCAGAGCCTGCTGCAATCACATGGGCGAGTGAGCAATTTCAAAAGCCAGTTGTCATTGACAAAAACGGATATGCTGTCGTCAATTCGGCTGGCGATCCGTTCGACCCTCCGATCATGATGGATGACTCAAGAAGAGTCATCACGATCAGCAAAAACCTAGCCGTCGTGCCTGCATGGATTCTGACATATCAGGACGCGGTGAACTCTGATGCTTTCAACATTGACGGAATCACTGTTGCTGCTGGACTGGCTAAGGTACAGGCCGTGACTGTGGGAGAAGTGCAACGCAGAAACGGAATAGCGTTTCGCGTGGTGACGCTTGTGATTCATCTTCAAAAAGATGGATGGGTCGTAAAGTCGCAGGACATTGGTTTTCGAGAATTAGGATATGGGGGCGGTCGGCAAAACATCCTCAATGATGTTGATGATGAAAGACCATCCGCGCCAGTGCCGCTTGACGGGGCTGGCAATCACATTTTTGATCCGGACGCAACATCGAACGTTATGCTGTCGTTTGATGTCTACGCAGAAAAAGTTTTTTCAGCCCTTCCATTGAGTTAAACACATGGCCGATGAACTAAAAATCACGCAGTCTGTAAGGCTCACAAAAGGAGCGATGAAGCACGAATTCACTCCTCCGCAATTATCATTGACGCAAACAGGAGCACTTGTTTACGACAATACGATAAGCGTTGGCACTAGCGAAGAAACAGCCGGCCCAGCGTTTGGGGATATTGGCACAGAAGGGCTGTGCATTGTTTACAACCTCGACTCAGCCAATTATGTGCAGGTCGGTTTTGCAACCGGAGTTTACGGAATGCGGTTGTATGGTGGATGGGCACCAGCAACGTTCACGCTCGAGCCAAATGCAACACTGTATCTGAAGGCGAATACGGCATCGTGCAATGTCAGAGTGATCGTTTACGAGAAGTAATCCATGACAGACCCACAAGGAACCGTGTTTGGCGACAAGGCTGTTCAGCAAATCGCGAAGACGGTGCGCGAAGTGTCGCGCCGGATGATGAACGAGCAGCCGCATCGAGGCCGGTGGCAGTTTCACGGCGGCGGCTCAGGCGGCGGCCACACGATCTGGTTCACAATCTCAGATGTTCTGTGCCCGGACACCGACTACGTTTCCGAAACGACACTGGTGGCCACGGCGACATGGTACAACCAAAGCTGCACTGGAACGCCACCTGGTGCGAACGATGACGGCACTTACAGCATTTATGACCTGTGCAGTTATCTCAACGGACTCACACCGGGTGATCTCATCAGCGGAACAGGACGAGCCACGTACCACTATCCATTAACTGGCGGATGTACTCCCAAGTGGATCATCGATGACCTTTGCCCGCAGCCGGAGTGTGCTTAATGCCTCCGCGATATCTCCGCAGAGCATCACCAACACGATTGAAACACTGCCAAGAACGCACGTTCGAGGCGTGTGAGACTGATCCGACAGACGGATGTTGTGGTGTCATCCCGTGCAAACTATGTCTTGAATGGGAAGTTTATGGCGATGCCATCGCCTACGGTTCAGCAGACTTCGGCACGTCATCATGGACAGGAACAGTTGGCGGCGCGGCTTTTGTCGCGTACTGGGAACGCAACACATACGACGAATGTGAATTCGTCGTCACCTTCGACGGCGAAGAAGTCTACCGAGCGACCTGTTACGAAGGGGCGTCCTGTCGCAATCCTGCCGGTGAGGTCGCAGCGTCGATCGGTTACGAAGAAGGCACCCTTCGATGGAGCGTCTACGAACCTCGCGAACTGGCATTGATCGACGATCCTGACACGGGCTGTCGAGACTTCTTTTGTGGCGATTGTCGGTGCTCGTGCTACTCGCTGTGCGTCGATGTCCGCGAAGTCGTTTATGGCGATTTCATCGACACGTACTATGGCGAACTGACCGACACGGCCTACAGCACATGCGATCCGCCAGTGTGGGCCGGAACGATTGGCAACTTTGCAATCAGCCTGGCACTAGGCCGCGACGAATACGGCAATTGTGTAGTAACGCCAACTGTCAACGGCGACGAAGGCGAGCCGGTTGCGGTGACAGGCTGCTCGGACATGACTGGCACGGTCGAGTTGTACGACGGATCATCGTTCACGTTTCGGTGCAAACAGTGCTCCTGTGCTCAGGAAATCGGTGATTGCATCTGTGGGCGACCGATGGGCGAGACGCTGACCCTGTTATTTGCCTCTGCAAATGCACCATCGACAATTCATTCTGTGACGCTTACCTATGGCATGATTAACGAACCAGACATCACCTGCTTACCGTTTTCTCCGGGACCATTTCCGGGCTACTCAGGGCGATTCGATGGCACACTGGCAATTCCGATGGGTGGCAGCCGGACGGATGGAATCGATTTTCGTTTACTCTGTGAGTGTACCAATTGCACGCTCTGTCTGTATTACCGATTTGATTCCACGTCTCCGCTGTGGTGTGTTGCGACCGTCGACAGGACTGATTGCACATGCCCGGCATTGCTGACTGTGAGTGATCTGGCTGGGGCGTGCGATCTTTGGTCTTATCAGATCTTTGATGTCACGATCGTGGAAAGCTCGGGGAACTGCTAATGCTAAGACTCATTGGAGTGATATTCTTGGCTGTCGTCGCGCAGTTCCTCGTCCACGGATGGCGAAACGTTGCCAGCGGCCTTGCACAATCCTCCGTCGACTCATGGCGTGAGAACTTCGACGCGGCGATAGAGAAGGATTTTCCTCGTGAGTGAATGTCAGTGCGAACTGTCCGGATTTTGCAGCGTGCGGAATGTCGCGGTGAAGCCGACGTTGCAAAGCATTTGCCGAACAGATAAAGGTCGAGTCGATGCGTTTTTGGCAAGTGATGGGAAGCCGCCGGAGATTGTTTCGCATTCGCCGAATCGAAAGACAGGCCGGGCAGTCAAGACATCGTGCCGCAAACCATGCACGACATGCAAACAGAAGTCAGCACTTGCCCGTGCAGTCGACAGAGTCAAGAATCTCAAAACGGCGGCGGTCAACTTCCTTGCTGACGGAATGCACGTTGCCACAGAAGAACAGCAGTCGAAACGATCTGCAATCTGTGCCAGTTGCCCCCTGAACAACAACGGATGGTGCGACGATACAAAAGGCGGCTGCGGGTGCAACCTGTCGCTAAAGGTCAAGCCTCGCTCGTCATCGTGTCCGCTCGGCAAGTGGTCAGCACATCGAGACGAATACAGGCCACTCGTGAATCCGACTCGAAGCCTGATGTTCCACCTGTATCCGCTAAAGGGCAAAGAGTGGAATTGGCACTGGCACATTGAGCAGATCAGGGAGCACCAAGACAAGTTCAACGGCAAGATCGTCATCGGCGTGGGCGTCGATTCAAAGACGGCGACGATGGATCAAGTGCAGGCATTGTTCGATGGAGTCCGCGTAGACCATTGGCTGCGGGCCGACAACAACAAGCTGGCCGAGACGTTGACTCACGTCGAAATGCTGTCACTGCTGCAAACAGACGACCCGAACGCAGTAATTCTACGGGCACACACGAAAGGCGTTACTCACCAGCGTGACTCTGTGGAGCAGAAATGGGCGGAGATACTATGGGACGGCAACATGGATCTGCCATCTGTCGACGATGCCTTGGCGAGTCACCTGACGTGCGGTGTGATGCGATCACAAACGCCACTGGTGCGGAAGAAGTCAGGGGATTATTTCTTTGCCGGATCGTTCTACTGGATGCGAGCCAAGGAGGTCTTCGAGCGGGACTGGAAGGCGAAGGAGAATAATCGTTGGTGGGTTGAATACTGCCCGACGCACCTGTTTTCATTTGCTGAATCAGCCTGCATCTTCCACGATCTGGTTCCGTCTTCCGTACTCAATCACGACTACTTCGCAGAGCATGTTGAGCCAGAATGGGCAAGTTGGAAAGCAGCGAGGGGCATCGAATGACACTCACCGAAATCGCCAATCGGATCGGATGCGACAAAGGCACGACGGCTCATGAGAAGCACGGATACACCAAGATCTACGAATCGGCAATCAACGAAGAATGCACGCTGCTTGAGATCGGAATTGATAAGGGGTTATCGTTGCGAATGTGGGCAGAGTGGTCGGAAGAATTGGACCTGATCGCGATCGACAACAGAACGGAAACGATGACCGATGATTTGTTCATGATTGCAGACCTGCATCACTGCGATCAGGGCAGCGTTGATTCGCTGGAGGATTTCGCGAACGGGATGTGCCGCGTTGACGTAATCATCGACGACGGATCGCACAGGCCGAATGACCAACTGCTAACGCTGGAGGTATTCTGGAAGTTGCTTAGATCGGGCGGAAAATATTTTATTGAAGACCTGCATTGCTCGGCGTGGTTTCCGGAAGCAGAACGGGCACATGCGAGAATCACGGCATTCGCAAAACGGACGGGCGCGGCTCACTCATTTTTCTGCAACAACAAGCTGGCCATGCTGGTGAAACCATGACTCCAGTCTATGTCAACACATTTAACCGGCTGACGACCACGCGCAGGCTGTGTGAGCAGATCGCAGCACTTGACAACGCTGTGCCGGTGATCGTCGACAACGCATCAACTTGGGAGCCATTGCTGAACTGGTATCAGCACTGCCCGTTCGAGGTGATTCGATTGGCCGAGAACATGGGCCATCACGCTCCGTGGAAATCTGGAGCGACAGCAAGGCCCAGCGACGGGTTCTATTGCGTCACGGACTGCGATCTTGATCTCGAAGGCGTGCCAGCCGATCTGATGGACGTACTTTGCAAGCCACTTACGTCGTGGAACAATCCGCCAGTCAAGTCAGGCGTCGCACTTCGGATTGACGATCTTCCACCGTGGCAGACAGTCGTCAGAGGCTGGGAGTCAACTTTCTGGAACAGGCCCGTGGACGGCTTTCGATACTGGGCTCCAATCGACACGACGCTGGCAATGTATCGCAGTCACACGCCAGTCAGGATTGCCACAAAGGTTGCTGGGATTCGAGCAGTCAGAACAGCAGGCGATTACACAGCCCGGCACATGCCTTGGTATCTGGATCCGACGAATCTGGACGAAGAAAACCGAAACTACTTCGCGACGGCAAACAGTTCAAATTCGTGGCGGCCGGATGGAGACAAACTGGTGTCGAGGTTTTGCGTACAATGAATGTCATGTTACGGCAAGCGACCCCGGATAAATAGGGGTTGCAAAAACGAAGCACTGGGAGATCCACTCCGATCGGAGTGGATCGCTTCGTTTACCGTCGTGGCTTCCAGTTCTCCGGCTGCTGCCACGTATCAGGCCGTTCAGCACGAGCGCCACGCATGGCCCTTGTCATCAATTCAGCCTGTTGTCTGCGGTCGAGTCTCGCAGCATGGACGATCGAGCCAATGTGCAGGAAGATCCCCGGCAGAATGAAAAGCAGATAGCCGGTGAAGATGCCGACGCACCACAGCAACGCCTGGCCGGGCTTGCCTAAGATCAGGTGTCCGAGGCCGGGAAATAGAAACGCGCACAATCCGGCCATCACGCACACCCCTTCAGTACCCACATCAGCAGCAGAATCGGGCCTGCGACAAGGCAGGCTTTCAGGTCACGGGCGATTCGGGGGGATGGGTTCATGTGTGGAGAGGATGCCTAGGGCGGGGCGGAATGTCAAATGACTAGCCAGCCGCCAGCCGTTCCGCCATGCCTCCCAGTAGATTCTGTGCAGCAGGATCAAGCCGCCTGAACGAATGCAGAAACGATTCTTCCGGCGATGATGCAGCCCCAAACGCTGCAGGAACTCGCACGCGGTCCATTGCGGCGGTTAGAATCTCCAGAGCAGGAACATAATGGTCCCGCGTTCCAAGTCCGTGGCCATGCAGCAAAGCCCCGGCATCGCTTGACACTTTGCTCCATTCTGTTATTCCCCGGTCCCGGATCTGGCTTGGCAGGATTCGCGGAATCTTTGCGACCTTGCAAACGCGGTCCAGTTCTCCCCTGACGATGACCTGCGCGTGATCGTTGCTCAACTTGTAAGGAAGTCTTACAGGTTCGAGCCATTTGCAAAGCCACGGCGGGACTGGGATGCGATGGCGGTGGCCGGTCTTCTGAGCTTCCCAATTGATCGACCGGCAGCCAGCGTCGGCGGCAAGCTGAAGCTTGATGCAGTCTTCCAGCCTAGCACAGGTCCAATACGCTAGCACAACCATTTGGCACGACCACGGAGCAAGCCACGGCCACATTGTATCGAGGTCGAAAATTTCGCATGGGCGTGGATCTGGTTTGGGCTTCTTGACAGTGTTGCGAAGCTCCGGGCCTCCTGCATCAAGGACGATCGTGCGGACATCCTTCACGATGCCACGGATTGAGGACTCCGGGATTTTCTCCGCTCTGGCTGCAATCACGAACTGTTCGACATGAGCCTGAGTGATAGTGTCGGCCTCGAGGTTTCCGACCACCTTTACAAAGCGTCGTACGTTGCTGAGCGGAGTTTTCGCGATTGACTTACGTCGGCAGTATTCGGCTGCATGATCAACGATGTGCATAGTACGTTCCCAGTGATGTGACTCCATTCACTGGTGACTAGGGCAACTCAATTGCTACCCCATTTGTCGGAAGATTTTCGGTCTGGGTTGAACGTTTCGGTATCGAAAACATTGCGGATGTTCCCACATGGGGAAGATGCCTAGCGCGTCGCCACCACTCGTGTGGCATCGCGTCACTTTCAGGAGCTAGTGAGGTAAAACTCGTGCAGGTTCAACTCCTGTCTTGCGCAATGAAAAAAGAGTTTGAAGATTGATTGACCCGCGAGGGCGGTCGCCACCTCAATGATAAGTCTCGGTGGTTATCAGAATCTTCAGGCTCTTTTTTCATGGACATTCACTACCGCACGAGGTATTTTACGGAGCATGATTATGGCAACTCAACAACTCTTTTCCGTTTCGCAGGCAGCCGAAAAACTCGGCGTTACCGATGGTCGCGTGCGCCAGATCTGCCGTGAGTATTCAATTGGAATCTTCATGGGGCGGGATCGGTTCCTAAGCCAGAAGGAAATCGAAAAAATCCAGAATCTTCCAGATCGAAGAAAGAAAGTGGCCGGGTAGTATTGACTATCCTACTTCTAGCGGTAATATGCACCCCGTTGATTGAGCCTGATAACTCGGTCAACGGGGTTTTTGTTTTGAGACTTGTCACGCAGCCCGAGCAACGGGCGACAACTCCACATCGTGGAGCGTGATGCAACGGAGTGCGGACCTGCGTTAAGCGGTGCCGCACGGAGGTGTGCATTGAATGGGAACGCGCCTAAATAGCGACGCGCCGGTGAATCTCGCATGGCATCCAGCAGCCTGCATTTTCCCGATGATGCCAGATGACGAGCTCCAAGCGCTGGCCGATGACATCGCAAAGCATGGACTCCGCGAACCTGTCGTCATGTTTGACGGCAAAGTTTTGGACGGTCGAAACCGCAGTGCCGCTTGTGCGATCGCTCAAGTGAAGCCGAAGACTGTTGAGTTTACCGGATCCGCATCAGAGGCGTTGTCGTTCGTGTGGTCAAAGAATCGGACACGAAGACATCTAAGCTCGAGTCAGGCTGCAATTGCTGACGCGAAACGAGCTCAATTGGATGAGGAATACCAAAAGGCGATTGCCGCTACTGTCGCGGAGCAGCCGAAAGGTGGAAGGCCAAAAACTGGTGCAACTAATTGCACCAGTAAAAAAGACAATGATGCCCTGACAGATTCAAAGCGAGCCGCATCGGCCGGAACAAATCGCGGGTACATCAAGCCAGCCGAAAAAATCGTCGCAACGCGCACGGATCTCGCCGAGAAGATTGAACAGGGCAAGCTGACAATTCCGCAAGCAATGGCGGAAATAAAGCGAACGGAAAAGGCTGTTGAGCTCGAGCAGAAAGCGGCAGCAGTTCAGGAGCTCAGCGACGATCAACCGTTGTGGACTTTGATCAATGACGATGTGATCACTGGGCTGGAATCAGTCCGCGACAATCACGGACCTGCCCGGCTGATCTTCACGGATCCACCGTACAACATCGGAATCGATTACGGCGACGGAGCTGAAGCCGATTCAATGCCGCATGACAAGTTCGTCGGCTGGTGCAAAGACTGGTTGTCCTTGTGCCGTGAGTGTCTGACAGACGACGGCAGCCTGTGGCTGATGACCTGCGACGAAGTGGCCGCGGAGTCGTGCCTCATTCTGAAGGATCTCGGTTTCAATATCCGGAACTGGATCAAGTGGTACGAGACGTTCGGCGTGAACTGTTCCGGGAAGTTCAACCGGACAAGCCGCCACATCTTCTATGCGACCATGCACAAGCGGGCAATGGTTTGGAATGCCGAGCCGGTTTCACGTCCGTCTGATCGTCAGACAAAGTACAACGATAAACGAGCCGCGGCTGGCGGAAAGATTTGGGACGACGTTTGGCAGATTCCGCGACTGACAGGCACATGCGAAGAACGGATTCCGACGTTCCCGACACAACTTCCCTTGGCATTGGTTGAACCAATTGTGCTTTGTGCCAGTGAGCCCGGCGATTTGGTTGTGGATCCGTTCAACGGCAGCGGGACAACAGGAGTTGCGGCAATCCGGAACGGTCGGAAATACATCGGCATCGACAAGAGCGAAACGTTTGTCGATTTGGCTCAGAAACGGCTGGTGATTTCATGACATTCAACGAGCTCAAACTGGCCATCGCGATTCACAAAGCCCAACTTGGCGGGCGTGATCTCGTGACAAGTCAAGAACGTAAACAAGCGGCCTGCCTGATCTATCAGGAATGGGTCATGCACTTCGATGACACAGTGTTTCCTTTTACACCGGACGACATTGATCAGATGCGGTTGAACGTTCGAAAGAACACCAACACAAAGGTCAAAGTCGAAGTCGCAATTGCTCATGGTGTCGAGTGCTTTTTCAGTAACCGCGGCAAAGGCCCTTGTTGCTCCGATGCTGAGTGCGGGCATTTAGTGCCACGCTCAAAAGGCGGCGCGATGACGGTCGGCAACTGTCAGATTGAGTGCAGAGCTCACAACAACCAACGCCGAGAAATGCTGATTGAGGAATACCTGCAAAGTGAATTGACCACAGGAGGTGCAAATTGACCAGTGACAGATCCAAAGAACTCCCTGCCCTGATGGCACGGTGGCGGAAGAAAACAGGCGTCTCGATGCCGATCGACATTGCTCAGTTATCTCTGGAGAAGATCAAGCTGGCAGTGAGGCTGATTGAGAGAGGCGATGTGGTGG